CGCGGCGGGGAGCCGGTCCAGGCCGGTCGGCTCGGTGGCGTACACCCTGAGGGTGTTGCCGTTGAGGGTGATCGCGGCGGCGTCCAGCGTGGCCTTGGCGGCGGTGGCGATCGTGAGGAGGTTGGGGGCGGGCATCAGGCGGTGTAGGTGGAGTGGCGGGTGATGTGCGCCTGCAACACGTCGGTCACCCGGGTCTCGAGGGCGGCGATGATGCGGGGCTGCTGCTGGTCGCGGGCCCGGGTGACCCACAGGGTCTGCGGGTAGACGCGCGGGGTGGTGACCCGGGCCGTGTACCGGCCGCCGAACCGGAGGGCCCGCGCCCGGCGGGGTTGGATGACGTCGCGGCGGGTGCCGCCGAACTCCAGGAGCCCGAACCGGCGGCCCCCCTGCCTCTTCGTGAGGCTGGTGGTGACGTACCCGCCCCTGGTGGTCGCCCGGAACACCAGGGACCGCCGGAGGGTGCCGGTGCGGGCGGGGACGGCGCGGCGGGCGGCGGGCAACAGGATCCCTTCCCCGACCTCCCGCATCACGGCCTTCACGTCCTGGTTCAGGTCGCGGCGGGCCTCGCGCATCGCCGCCAGCAGCTGGGCGTCCTCGATGACCACGTCGACCCTCACGCGACCACCACCGTCCGGTGCGGCCGGAGCATCGCCCTGGCCGCCCCCGGAATCGACTCCGGCGCCCCCTCCTCCACCTGCTCCGGTGCGTACGACGTGGTGAACGCCTGCACATACCGCCGCACCCACGAGCCAGCGGTCATCACGGCGGCCTGGGTGATGTCCTCCGGGACCGCCGGCCACCCCCAGCTGCCGGTCACGCTCAACTGGTAGCGGCTGTCCAGGGTCCCCGCCGAGTCGCGGAGGCGCAGGTGGGTGATCGGCTCCCAGGAGCGGCGGGCGAGCGGCATCGCCTGCACGTCCGTCCCGACCGTCAGGGTCGAGACGGTCGCGCCGTCCTCCCCGAGGATGACGACGGCGGTGGGGGTGGACGCCATGTCCCCGACCGGGACCACCCTCGTCCACGCGGCCCCACCGACGTCCACGACCCGCGTCTGCGGGTTCGACCCGGACACCACGACCTCCCGGTCGAGGTAGGTGAGGACCGCCCGCGACGCCCGCAGGATCACCTGCTCGATCACCTGGTCCTGGTCCCGGTCCCCCCCGGGCTTCCCCAGCCAGTCCCTGACCTCACTCAGGGTGCAGAGGGCGGGGCTCGTGGTGGGGGCGTGGTCGAGGATCTCGACGGCGAACTCCGCCGACTCCTGCACCCGCGTCGAGGGGAGGGTGACCCGCCACCACGCCAGGTAGTCGCCCGCCGTGTCCACATCCTGGGACGCCCAGTCGTACCGGACCGTCCCGGAGGCGGCGGTGACGACGGTCGCCGCCGTGTCCACCTTCAACGTCGACGACCCGACCGCCCGCATCCGGAACACGACGGTGCACCCGGTCAGGTCGTACGCCGACCCGTTCACCTCGATCGTGTCGGACAGGCTGGGGGACAGGGTGTCCTTGAAAATGCGGACGGCCACCTACACCACCTCCAGCCGCGGGTTGGGCGGATCGAACCCCGCGAGGGTCGGCGACGACGTGGCCGACAGCGACGGGGTCGGCGGGTCGAACGGGGTGGTGACGATCAACCCGGCGTCGGGAGCGGACGGCTGGGTGCCGCCCGCCGTCGCCCCACCCGCCGTAACCGTCACGACCGCCCCGGTCACGACGTTCGCGGCGACGATCGCGCCACCCACCCCGACCGTCACCCACGGCGACGGGCCAGTCCCCGAGGCCGTCCCGCCACCGGCGGCGGAGGACGTTGACGCGCCACCACCCTGGCCGCCCCCCGCAGCCGCTCCCGCAGCGACCCCGGCGGCCGCGGCGGGACTCGAGCCGGCCGCCGTCCCACCCCCGGCCGCCGACGTGGCGACAGCCGTCGGACTCGTCCCCGCGGCGTTCCCGCCACCCGGGGTCGGGGTTTCCGACACCACGAGGTTCCCGCCGCCGAAGTCGTCGAACCGGACGGTGGTGTCCTTGGTGTAGACGTACAGGTACCCGGCGGTCGTGTAGGTCGAGTCGGTGCGGGTCGCGACCGACGACCCGTTCACGTTGATTTCGAGGGTCGTCCCGGAGGCCCGCAGGTGGAGTTGGTCTCCGTCGGTAATCTCCCGGGCAACCGCTGACCCGAGCAAGGTATAAACCCGGTTGTCAACCCGATACAGGTACATTTCGTCGGTACCGGACAGCGTCCGCCACTCGATTTCGTACCCGTCGCACGTGTTGACACCGGGAGTGGTCGCCCTCACACCGACGCCCACGTAACCGAACAGCGCAGGTTTTGTCGCGACAGTAAGGTAAGCTTCACAGTCAGGCCCGAACGTCTGAACGTTCCACCACGAGTAGTAGTCACCCGCCCCGACGTTGTACTCGGCGCACTGGTTGCTGACGACCCGGTGGCCGCGGAGCGTCCCGCCGAACACCCCCGTCGACCAGGACGACGACGGCGGGTTCGTGGCGGTGTCCGCCCTGTTGAAATTGTCGAGGACCCCGGTGACCGGAGACGGCATCAGGTCACCAGCCCATCAACAGTGTCGACGGGAGTGGGGACCTCCACCGGCCCGTCATCCACGATCACGTCACCCGCCTGGTCGTACCTGACCTGCCGCCGGCGTGACGCGACGAACCGAAGGACCTCCCCGAGGGTCACCCCACCCAAACCGTCCGGGAACCGGGCCTGGAACTCCTGCGTCGTGTACCCCATGTCCAGCACGGCGTTAAGGAGGGCGGCCCGCTGCCCAGCGGTCAGAGACGCGAGCGTGTCGTCGAGGCGGGCGATCGGAACCCGGAGGAACCCGGGTGTCTGGGCGATCGCCCGCAACGTGCCCGCCGACGCCCGGACCTTCACGACCGCCCGCTGCCCCAACACCTCCGTCTCCGCCCAGTCACCCCCGTCGGCACGGATCAGGGGAGTGTGGTCATCCATCTGGCAGTACCGGACAGGGCGCGTTTCATCGGGCCGACGGACCATCGGACAGATGAACCAAGCGACCGGCACTAGGCTCAGGTCACGTCGAGGTACAGGAGCCCGGCCGAGTCGATGGTGAGGGTGTAGCTCGTCGACACGGTCTGGTCGCTGTCCCACGTCAGCAGACCCACCAGCGTGTCCGTCGAGTCGGCGCCGGCGGTGTCGATGTAGACGATCCCGTACCGCCACGTCTTCGGCGCCGTGAACGTCCACGACGGGTCCGCGAAATCGAGCCGCACCTGGTCCGACGCCGAGTCGTACGACCACGTCACCGACGAAAGGGTGACGCCACCCGTCGTGTACCCGCCGCCGTTCGCGACCTCGTTGGTGGTGAAGTCGTCCCGGAAGTCGTCGGTGTCCCGGTTCGGGGTGTAGCTGCTCGTCGCCAACGCGAGCTTCAGGGTCACCTGCTCGAGGTCGGTGGGGGTGTCCACAAGGGACAGGAGCCCCTGCCCGTACCAAGCCACGGTGATGGCGATGGCTCAGCCCTCCCTCACGGAGGCGACCCGGTACGGGCTCGCCTGGTTGTGCATGTGCAACCGGCCGGCGGCGGCCCGGCTCCCCGCTTCCGCCCGGCTGCGGGTCTCGGCGAGCTCGTCGGCGTCCATCCGGAACGCGACGTATTTCGCCTCCATCCGCTCGACGGTGGCCCGCGCCTCCTCCTCGGATGCGGCGTGGGTCACGACGATCCGGAACTCGTTGCTGTTCGGGTCCTCCAGCCGGAACCGGAACCTGGGCATCAGGTGCTCCTCCCCGGCCGCCGCCGCGGCCTGGTCTGCTTGTTCCACGGCCTACCCCCTCCGGGCCTTCAGGCCCTTGACGCGCCGCGCCTCCTCATCCACCTGCTTCAGGCGCTCCTCCAGCATCCCCTGCTGGTTGAGGAGTTCCTGCCGGCGGACCTTCCCCTCCGGGGACGTCGGGTCGTCCCCGACCTCCTGGAGGGCTTCCGTGACGACGACGAGCCGCGCCTCATACCCCCGCCGTTCCGTGGCGAGGCCCTCCAGGTACCCGCCCTTCATCTCCTCCGTCATGCTCATCAGCAGCTCCATTCCAGACACCCCCGCACGGCACCCGGGGGCCTTCCCCGGGTGCCGCGTCTGGGGTGGTCGGGGTTAGAAGGTCGGGGTCACCAGGCCGGTGCCGCCGATCGTGGCGGTCGCCTTCGGGTACCGGCCCGCCGTGAACGCCGAGTAGCCGTACACGACGAGCTTCACCGTCAGGTTGCCGCCGAGGGTCTCCTCGAACCGGAGGCGCCGCGGCATCCCGTCGCCCTCCTCCCACAGCAGGTGGTCGGAGGCGCGGTACACGAAGATCATGTCCTCGTTGGTGCCCACCCCCAGGTTCGTCGGGACGTTCGCGTCGGTGATCACCGGCAGCCCCAGGACCTGGCCGACGACCTGCCCGTACTCGGCGGCCTGCCCGACGCCGACCGCGTTCATCGGGGCGCTCGCCTGCGGCACCACCAGCGGCCGGTTCGACGAGTCGAGGGCGGCGGTGAACGCACCCCACCGGCGGGGGTGCATCAGGATCGCCGTCGCCGGCAGGAACCGGAGGCTGTTGACCCGCTGGATCGCGTCCGCGACCTTCGGGTACAGCTCCGCGACGGTCGGGGACGCGTCCGTGTAGGTGACCGCCTCGATCGAACCGGTCGACCGGACACCGAGGTGGGTGCCCGACGTGCCGTCCGCGTTGATCACGGCGCTGTCGAGGACGGTGTGGTACTCCTCGACGAGGTCGGCGTACACGATCATGTCGACCATCTCGGACCGCTCGAGCGACTGGCGGGACACGTCCTGCTGACCCGCGTACGTCCTCACGTTGATGGTGAGGAGGGTGTCGTCGATGTCGGTCTCCTGCACCGCCGCGTTCTCCGACGCCTGCGCGGCGACACCGGTCGCGGTGGTGATCCGGCTGATGTTGAGGGTCATCCCCGACGCCGGCAGCGGCAGGCCCCGCACCGAGTTCGCGTACGGCCGGCCGGCCTTCGCGATCGGGGCGTACAGGTCGATGAGGTACTGCGGGACGGTGAGGCCGGCGAACGCGCCGGTCCCGACGTCGCGGAGCTGGATGCCGCGGTCCCGGTGGACGACGTCCATCTCCTGGGCGTGCCGCTGCAGCCGGTCGCGGGCGTCCTGGTCGCCGTAGTGCTGCGCCCGGTAGGCGTCCGCGAAGAAGTGGCCGCGGTCCTGCCGGTACGTCAGCTCCCGGTCCTCCGTGACCCGCGCCTCCGGGGTCCGCTGTCCGGGGTTCCCGGTGGGGGCGGTGGGGGCGGGGTGCTGGTGGCGGGCCCGGTCGAGCTGCTCCGCCCGGTCGAGGGTCGCGCGGGTCCGTTCGACGTCGGCGACCGCGTCGTCCGCCTCCTGCTGGAGTGCGTCGAGGTCCGCGTCGTCGGCGGCGTCGTCGATGACCCGCAGACAGGTGTGCATGCGCTCGACCGCCGCCTCGTAGGCGGCGCGGGCGCGTTCGGTGTGCGTCACTGGTGGCTCCTGATGCCATGGGTGGCGGCCGCCGCCATCAGCCGTCGCCGCATCACGGCGAGCTGCTTGGCGCGGCCAGGGTCGCCACCACCCACCGGCTTGTCCGGTGCGATGCTGGTCGCCTCGTCACCGCCCGCGTGTGCGCGACGGGTCGGGGCGGGGTGGCCCTCCGGGTCGAAGCCGGAGCGACCGGACGCGGCCAGCAGGCCGCGGAGGTCAGCTGAGGTCGTCGGGTACGCCCCGTGGGCGCACACCGTCACGTCGTACAGGGCGCGGACGGACAGGACCGTGTCGGTCTCCACCGTCCGCCCCTCGTCGTCTTCGGTGGTGAGGGTCTCCCAGTCACCCGGGAGGAACGCGAAGCTCATCTGGGCGACCGCCCCCGCCCGGATCTTCGGGGCGACGCGCTGCACATCCTGGTCGGTGGGGTCGAGGCGGGCGAACACCCGGAGGCCCTCGGTGTCCTCGGTCAGCTCCAGGCCGTACGGCTGGGAGGCGGGGAGGTCGGTGGACGCCATCGTCGCCCGGTTGTCGTGCTCGTGGTTCAGGACCACCGGGTAGTCCGCCTCCCCGGCGGCGACCATGGCGAGGACGTCCCGGAACGCGCCGGGGGCGATCCGTTCCCGCCACACCCATGACCGCCCCTCATACAGGGTGGTGGTGGTGTCGGTGACGGCGGCGTGGCCGGTGAACGTCCACGACCCGTCACCCGTCTGGGAGGCGTCGCGGAGCTCCACCGCGACCCACCGGCCGCGGGCACGGTGAACCACCGGCACACTGGCCGGCAAGGTCGGGTCGGGCACGGGCTACTCCTCCGGCTCGGGTTCTGTGTCGGCGGCCCCCTGGAGGGGCACCCCGGCGGGGGACCCGCCGACGGGGACGATCTGCGGGATCTGGCCGAGGCCATCCGGGAGCGGCTGCAGGCCACGTTCCGCCCGGACCTCGTCGACGAGGAGGATCCCGGACTGGACGTTCTGCACGTCGGCGGCGGTCTGGGTCGCGACGTCCGCCCGGATCAGGCCCTCCCGGTCGAACTCCGGGTAGTCGCGGGCCCCGTCCCCGAACAGGAACGGGTCGGCGAGGAGGGCAGCCTCCCACCGCATCATCCGGGGCAGCAGGCTGTACCGCACCATCCGGGTCAGCTCATGCTCCGGTGACATGGGGGCGCCCTTCCCCGTCGACCCGCCGATCAGGGACGCCGGCCACCGGAAGATCCGGGCGCAGTCATCGACTCCCAGCTGCACGGACTCGACGAACTGGGCGTCCCGCTGCGACAACCCGACCTGCGTGACGGTCGCCCCGCCGGACACGACGCGGGTGCCGTGCGCGTTCGTGGTGCCGCTGTTGCCGGCCTCCCACATGTCCTTCGCCGCCCGCGCCTGCTGCTCCGTCAACTCGATCGGGAACGCGAGCACCAGGCCGCCGCCGGTGCCGCGCGTGTAGAACCCCTCCTGGTAGGTGAGCTGCGCCAACTGGCCGCCCAGGGCTGCCCGGAACACCTCCACCGGGGTGGGGGCCATCAGCCGGCCGCCGCCACCGGGCCCCTTCACGTGCAGCACCGTCGCGGCGTCCACGGTGACGGTCCGGCCGCCCGTCGCGCCGACGTCACCCGTCGGGTCCATCCACCCGGAGCCGACGGCCACGTCGAACATCACCCGCCGGCCGCGGTGGTCCCACCGGACCGCGACCTGGTCGGGGTGAAGCGCCCACAGGCCGGTGACCCGGCCGTCCACCACCGTCCGCCACAGGAACGCGTTGCGGCGGGCGGTCATCGACCGTTCCGCCGTCTCCCAGAACTCGAACCACGACTGCTCAGGGTTCGGGCGGGCCCCACCGAACAGGCGCGCCTGCCACGTCGAGGTGACCTGCGTCCGTTCCGTGCGGCGGCCACGCCACACCGCGAGGTTCAGGCACGCCAACGCCTCCGCCGCCCCACCGACCGCCGCGTCCACCGCCGGCAACCCCGGCACCGACACCTCATCGACCCGGACCCGGCCGCCCGCGTACCCGCCCGCCCGACCCTCCAACAGGTGGGAGAGGCCCGTCCGGAGTTCGCGGTCGCCGCCGCCGCGGGACGCGAGGATCACGACAGCACCTGCACGAACACCACCCGGCCGCGGGGGACCTCCAACACACCCTCCAGGGCGTGGGTGCGGCCCGCGGACTCCAGCACCTTCGGGAGCATGAGCACCAGGTTCCCGCCCCACACCCCGAGGCGGACGCCCTCCACCGTGTCCGGCCGGCCACCGTCGACATCCAGGTGCACACGAACCAGCCGCTTCCGCCGGAACCGCCACCCCAGGCGGGACATCCACCACGGCACTACGACCACGCCCCCGCGAACACGTGGCGGGCGGGTTGCGCCGCCCGGTGCACGGCGACGGTCGCCGCCACCAGCGGGCTGATGTCCACCCGGGACGACTTCCGGGACCACGCCCACGCATCCACCAGCGACCGGCGCGCCGCCCCCCTCACCGCCGCCTCCAGCTCACCGGACCCCAGGTGCC